GTGGGTCTTCTATTCCAAAAGCACCACCAATAGCATTTCCCAAACCTCTAGCACCCGCATACGTCATTGCCGCACCACGAGATGCAGGGTCTAGTTGAGCAAGAGTAATTCCTTCTTGTAAGGCACTTCTGCGCTGTTGCTCACCATACATTTGTGGGTTTAATCCAAACAGACCCTCTACGATATTTTCTGCCATGATGAATCCTTATAAATATAAGCCAAGGTCTTGATTACCATAATAATTACCAGTACCAAATGAGGTTGCTGGTGTACTCATAGCAGTAAATGATGGCACACCGCTAAATAATCCACCTAATAAACCACCCGCAGCCTGACCAAATGCAGGTGAAGCACCCAAACCACTTAATAATGTTGAATATGGATTTGTAGTCGCTGCCTTGCCTGTTGCCAAATCAACACTAGATGCAGCACCCTTTAAACCAAGTTGACCAACATTAAAGCCTACTTGAGCTGATGTTTGACCCAAACTTGCACCTAAAGTCAAAGGTTGTTGAGCAAGTTGTTCCAAGTTAGTTACCTGACCCATAGCAGTGTTGTATGGTGCATAAGCGGCTTGTTGACCTGCATAATATTGACCCTGTAGTCCCGCACCTTGATTCAATAAGCCAGAGCCAAAACCAAGTCTTTGTTGCTCTAATGCTTGTTGATTAGCCAAAGCATTCATGCCAAATTGCTGACCTTGGATTCCTAACTGTTGACCTGCACCAATCAAGTTAGAACCAAACTGTTGACCTTGAATTCCAAGTTGTTGTCCAGTACCAATTAAATTAGCACCAAATTGCTGACCTTGTATTCCAAGTTGCTGACCAGTGCCAACTAAACCAGCACCAAACTGAACTTGTTGTTGACCAGCCTGTTGAGCATTAGCCGCCAATTGAGCCTCTTGTTGAGCACGAGCGTTAAACAAAGCCTGTAGTTCAGGAGTAGTAGCACCCAAAGCACCACCTTGAGCAACAGAAAGACCACCACGACCTTGTTGTTGGAGTCTGTTTTGCAGATTAGCTAACTCTAACTCTCTGCCTGGTTGCAACAAAGCCATCTGTTGATTCAGATAGTTCTGAGCAACTTCTTCTGGAGATTGAGCAATGTACCGACTACCAAGAGCAGTAAGCATTTTGCTCTCTGGAGATTGAGTTAAGTAGTCACCACCAAGAGCAGTTAGACGTTGGATTTCTGGAGACTGTGTTAAATAATCTCCACCAAGGGCAGTTAAACGCTTACTCTCTTCTGATTGACCTAAATATTGAGTAGCAATGTCGCCCAAACGTGTATCAGCTGGAGCATTGAGAATACCTTGACCTAAACCAAAGAGACTTTGTGCACCAGTTTGCAAAGGTGCATAAAGTGCTTGAGCACCCTCCGCTTGTTGCAGACCTTGTTCTGCCAACTTAACCAATCTGTCCTGAGCGTTTTTAGCTTGTGGATCAAGCGTATATCCCGCACTGGTCAATCTACCTGTTACTGGATCAGTTACAAATTGTGAAGTTCCAAACCGAGTAGTCATCCCAACTGGTGTAAACGCTGCAGCCTGTTTAGCGGCAGCAGTCTCAGCATCAATTTTTAATTGGGCAGCTAAAGCCGCTTCTTTAGAAGTCCCTTGTTGTAAAAGACCCGCACCAGTAGTTAAGCCACCTGATAGCAAAGAAGCAATCTGAGCCGCAGTTAAGCCACTTGTCGCTGATGTCAAACCAGTGGTAACACCAGTAGTAACAGCTCTAGCGGCAGCAGCAGCCGCAGCAGTAGCCGCAGTATTAGAAGTAACAAGTCTTGCGGCGGCGGCATCGGCAGCGGCTTTGGCAGTGGCGGCATCTGCAGCAGCTTTAGCGGCAGCGGCAGCAGCAGCGGCCTTTGTAGCCGCATCAGCACCAACCGCAGCGTCAGCGGCAGCCTTAGCCGCAGCAGCATCAGCCGCAGCTTTAGCAGCAGCCGCAGACTGAGCAGCAGCCGCATCTGCAGCCGTTTTCGCAGCCGCAGCATCTGCAGCAGCCTTGGCAGCCGCAGCGTCAGCAGTAGCTTTAGCAGCCGCATCAGTAGCAGCTTTTGTGGCGGCAGCGTCAGCAGCGGCTTTGGTAGCAGCATCGGTGGCGGCTTTAGCAGCAGCAGCGTCAGACGCAATCTTAGCCTGAGCAGCCGCATCAGCCGCTAACTTATCTGCTACAGATTGCGCTGTAATACCACCTGCTTCACCTGTCAGTAGACCGCTACCACCTGTTAAGTTTGTTAATGTTGGAACTGTTGCGCCAGTAGTTAATGCGCTTGCAAGACTTGTAGCACCCGCAGTACCACCAGCACCACCAAGTGCTAAGTCTGCTGCTGCAAGTTGAGTTGCAGTTAAACCAGTAGTTCCAAGAGTTGTAGCACCTGCACCACCAAGACCTGCTAATGCTGCGCCACCAAACAAACCTAATGCACCTAATGCAAACTCACCCAAGCCACTATCTACTTTTTGTTGTGTGCCAGCCCTTTCAAGCTCACCAGTAGCTGTATATTGGTTATATGCACCACCCGCTACGTTATCAGTAACTTTATATGTAAGAACATTTTGAAGAGCACCAACTTGCTGATCTTCTCCAGAACCTATTACTTCATTGACAGCTTGAACATAAGTATCACCAAGCAATACCGCTTGGTTAGGAGGAATAGAAGCACCTACACGGGCTGCAACAGCACCTACATCTAAGCCAACAGCTTGTGCCATCTGAGCAGGAGAAACTCCATAAGTCTCCATAGCCTTGACGATCTGATCGTCAGTCATGTCTGGATTCTTCAGCAGAAAATCTACAATTTGTGCGCTAGTTATAGCCATGATTGCTCCTTATTGTGGCTCAACAGGCCAAGTAATAGTCCAAGGGAAACCACTTTGCAAAGGAACATCTCTCAATGCTTGGCGATATGTAGCCCATGCTGCTTTATCAATTGGCGCATCAGCAACTTGTGTCCAATCGCAAGCTACTAGCAATCTGTCACGCACTTCCCGATTACGAGCCGATTGTTCTTCTGTCTTGGTTGTAGCTTCTTCTGTTTCCATTTGAGAAACAACATACTGTTGCAACCAAACGCCATTAGTGAACACCGCTGGCCCTTCGTCACGCCTTTGTGTTGCAGGGTCAAAATAAGGAGGGTCTGTGAGTTGTAGTTTGGTAACACCAAAATGCACCGCCTGTTCTGGTGTCAACTTTCTAGCAAAGCAAAAATTGTCATCATCCCATTGAGTTGGCTCAACATCGAAAATGTGGCGTACAAAAACACCATCTTTGGATTGGACATATTTCAGCATTATTCTGACTCCTTGGCTTTGCGCTTTTCTGTAACTCGCACGACAGCTTCTGCATAGGCTTGCTCATCATCAATTTGTGAACGTAGTGCATCCATGATGACTGCAACAGAATTCATCTGCTGAATAGTTGATGCAAGTCGTTCTGCTGTGGTGTTTTTTAATTCACCATCTGGTGCAACAGATACCAGATAGACAAAATTTATACGATCAAAGTCGTAATGAAAATACTCCACTTCACGGGCATATATAGCCTCTGCAATGGTGTCGTACTTGTAGTTGGGGGTGAGTTGTGTGTAAATCATGTTTTTAGGCCATTAGAGTAAACGCTACACTGCGGCAATTATCTGCTGGTAATGTTGCTGGATTAGTAAATTTAGACCCAAATCCAGTACTGTCAGAGAATGAATACGCTGATAAAAATGGACTAGTATTATGAGCAACAGCAATAACTGTCCCTGCTGCGTTAAAAGCTACTCCATTTCCAGCTGCTGTTGGTAGTGTTGCGGGGTCTGTAAACTTAGTGCCAAATCCAGAACCAGAGAAAGGATATGCAGAAATAAATGGAGAAGTAGCGTGAGCAACAGCGATAGCAGTTCCTGCTGGATTAAACGCCACAAAATTACCATTACCTGTTGGTATTGTTGCAGGGTCTGCAAACTTAGTACCAAAACCAGTACTGGCAGAGAAGTCGTATACAGAAATATTAGGAGCACCACTGTGAGCAACAGCAATAACACTACCCGTTGGGTTAAAAGCTACGCCACGACCAGTATCTGCGGGTAATGTTGATGGATTACTATATTTAGTACCAAAGCCAGTACTATCAGAAAATGGGTATGCAGAAACACGAGGACTAGTATCATGTGCAACTGCAATAGCAGTTCCTGCTGGATTAAAAGCTACACCTTGACCACTACCTGTAGGTGTTGTTGCTGGGTTTGTAAACCTAGAACCAAATCCCGCACTGGTAGTGAATGCGTAAGCTGATACATATGGACTATCAGTATGAGAAATAGCAATAGCAGTTCCTGCTGGATTAAACGCTACTTTAGTACCGCCAGTTGCTGCAAATGTTGATGGGTCTGCAAACTTAGAACCAAACCCGAAATTAGAAAATTGATAGACCGAGACAAGACTACTACTATGAGCAAAAGCGATGGCAGTCCCTGCGCTATTAAATGCTACTCCAGCACCACTAAATGGTGGTGTCGCTGGATTTGCAAATTTAGAACCAAAGCCTGTACTAGCAGAGAATGGATAAGCTGAAACAAATGGACTAGTTCCAGTATCTGAAACAGCAATGGTTTCAAGTTGCGATGCAATTCCTGTTTGATACAAATAGTTTGCCATCCATTTTGTTGCCGTAACTTTTATGCACATCAACGTATTATTAGGCGCAACAGATAAAGTCCCTGTTGTGCCATTACCAAATACCAATGTATCTCCGCAAATTACTTGAACAGAACGCCCAGCATTTTCAACTGTAAATAGCAACACAGTACCAATAGGAAACGCCACACTGCTGTTGGCGGGTATGGTGAAATCTCTTGTTGATGCGTCAGAAGCAGGGTGAAATATCTGCTTACCAGCATCACCTATAACTAAAGTGTAATTTGCTGACTGACTATTTTGTGTGTATTGCACACTACTAGTAAGCGAAATGTCACCAGAGCCAAGAAGTGACGCACCATTAAGAGTCTTGATGCTTGTACCGCTGACTAATGTTGCTTGAGCACCTAAAGAAGTTAAAGCACCACCAGAGGTTGTTGCACCTGTACCACCATTTCCAATAGGAAGCGTACCAGTTACACCCGTAGATAGAGGAAGTCCACTAGCGTTAGTTAAAGTACCACTAGCAGGTGTTCCCAATACGGGAGCCGTCAAGATTGGAGAAGTAAGGGTTTTGTTTGTCAGGGTTTCTGTACCTGTCAAAGTAGCAAAACCACTAGCAGTAAATGCCGCCTGAGTCCAAGCTGATCCTGTCCACACATACAGAGTATTAACTGCTGTATTCCAGTACAAAGCACCTGTCAACAGAGCATTGCCATCGTTGTCTACAGAAGGTGCAGTAGATTTAGAACCTAAATATCGGTCATCAAAAGCATCGTATGAAGCTGCCGCATTGGTCTCACTTGTAGCCGCATTGCTTGCACTTGTAGAAGCATTGGAAGCACTTGTCGATGCGTTTGAAGCACTTGTAGCCGCATTAGAAGCAGAAGTAGCCGCAGCAGTGGTTGAGCCAAAGATCGAATCTATTTCAGTTTTGGTATAAGCATTTGTGATGTTATAGCCACCGATAGTCGTAGGATTCGTTCCTGCCGTAGCACGACCATAAGCATCAAAAGTGACAGATTGATAAGTGCCTGCTGAAATGCCAGAAGTTGCCAAATCAATGTTGTCCGAATTGACAACAATACGACTAGAAGATGCAGTTCCTACATTAAGAGTATTACCTGTCTTTGTAAGACCATCGCCCGCAGTAATCTGACCAGCACCTGAGAATTGCGCCCAAGTGATAGATGTGCTTCCCAATGTCCCACCTGCATCAATCGTGCAGATAAAGCCAGAGTCAGCGTTAGTTGTGCCTTTTTCAACAAAGGTAAAAGCCGCAACCAACTCAGCATAAGTGTCAGCATCAGTTGTGCGTGTCCATGAACCTGTTGCACACAAGTAAATACCATTCTGTGAGGCAGTAGATTGGTCTTTAACCAAGACCCGATCACCCGCAACAATTGATATGCCATCAATGGTTTGTGCGCCAGATAAGGTGATATTTGCAGTAGTAGCCGCAACAACAGAGGCTTTTGCATCAATACCTTGGGCTAGTGCATCTACATAACCCTTGGTAGCCGCATCAGAATCGTTTGTAGGACTCGCTAGACCAGTAATGGTTGCCGATGTACCACTGTCCATGTCCAATGCGCCAGAGATGGTCACATTGTTAAAGGTTGAAGTACCAGAAGCCGCAGTAACATTGCCTGTCAGATTACCAGTTACGTTACCCGTGACATTTCCTGTTACAGCACCAGTTAAGTTGCCTGTCACATTACCAGTTACTGCACCTGTCAATGGGCCACTAAAGCCTGTATTCGCAGTAATGTTAGTGCCAGTAATAGCGAGAGGAGATGAACCGCCAATGACCGCACCATTGATTGTTCCCGCACTAATGGCGGCAGAAGCAATCGTAGCGGCTGTGCTAACAGTAAGGTTGGTAAATGTTCCTGCTGCGGCAGTAGTTCCACCGATCACTGCACCATTTATCGTACCCCCTGTAATTGTGGCAGAGGAGTTATCTGTTTTTGTAGCTACAGCAATCGCAATATTATTGAACTCTGTATCAATCTCAGTACCTTTGACAATCTTTTGAGGATTACCAGGCGATAAGTTATCTTTGGTTGCAAAGTTAGTGGATTTTGAATAATTGCTCATGGTTTATCCTATCTTGCCTTCTTTGGCTTGAATTTCAATTTTCTGAATTGACAACTGAGTGCCATTGATTGTGGCTTCATAACCAGTTTGAATAATCTTTCCAGCACTTGATGCGTTACTCGTCAGTGCTTTAATTGGAATGCCACTTGTAAAATCTGCAATTCCATACTCACCAATTCCATACTCAAAACTAGCTTGAGTTGGAATAAGGACGTTTTCTGATTGATAAGCACCAGAGTAATCAAAGCCCCACTTGATTGTGAGAAATTGATTAGAACCACCAATCACAATTGCTGTAATTGATTTCAAGATAGAAATCTGATTAGGGTTTCCCAAGTCAGCATTGTTTGTGTAATACAAGAATCGGTAACTTAAAGTGTCATCTATATAGCCGCCATACTTCCCAATGTAGCCATTCTTTCCAATGTATAGATCACCATTTCGCAACGATCTAAGTGATGTTGGAGAAATGTTGTCCCACTTAGTAACCCGTGAAGCACCATCTTGAAGTGACTGCTTAGTGTCAAAGCAATAAACTTGGAAAGTGCCTGGCAGAACAAGCAGATAAAAAGCGTTTTTCTCCGAGTAAACAGACTTGATATTTGCTAGTGTTTCACCTGCCAAAGAAGATTCGAGATCGAAACGAACATTCTTAGATAGGTCACGCAATGGAGCAGACTTCTCTTGAATTGTCCTCATCAATGAACGAACACCTGAGTCTGACAAGAAAACAACGTCTGTTCCAATGCTTTGTATGGTGTCTCTAGCAATACAGCCTATAGAGCCTACTGTGTCGCTCAAAACGAGAGATGCGGGTGTAGAAGCACCTGAGTAAACAAGAATCTGCTTCTTACCAAAGATAAACAAGAAATCATTGTGCGCTGCCAAACCCATTACTTCATCAGCACCATTAGGCCACACACGGGAGACATCTAATGTTCCTGAAGTACCACCACCCCACACATGACCTGCAATCAGGTCTGAGAAGCTAATAGTTACTTTATCAGTTGATGTATTAGCCACCCACAAACGACCAAATGCTGAAATAGCAATATTGGCTTGAGGAACTGTAGCTACATAACCAGACTTCTCAGAAACTCTGCGGTAAGTTGTTGTACTTACAGCAGGGTCATAAATGAGTGGATCGTGACCAGTTTGGAAGAAGTATGCAATGCCATTCAAAGATGCACATTGCCAGTTACTTGCTGTGATAGTAGGGCCAGTGCCACCACCACCATAAGTTAACTCAGTTACGGCATTAGCCGCACCAAGTTTAAATATCTTGTTGTTGCCAGCAAATAGAACAGTCAAAGTTCCATCGTTTTGAACTAACTCATGGATAACACCAACATCGTTAGCACCCAAATCACCAGAAGATGAGTTAACTCTTGTCCAACCTTTTCTAGCACCAATACGACCATACTGATCCAAGATGCAATTGGTTGCGACCAAAGCAAAGCCTGACCCTAAGTCAAGGGGAGAATCTTCAGTATTCAGGCCATTAAAGCCTGGTGCTGAGAGACTGTAACTTTGAAGTGCTCCTGCCATTAGACCGCCACAAAGTTGTCTTCAGGATAACGAGTGCTTTCCAATGCAATAGCGTCAGATAGCATTCCTCTGAAAAGAGCATAAGCCTCAGAAGAGTTTGTTCCACCATCTTCACCACGCTCAATCAAAGCTCTGGCATAAGCACTTTGGGCAACCAAATAGTCCAAAACCTTGACTGAAGTACCATCAGAAGACAGATTAGCCTGTGGGATGGTCAAATCAAACTTCAATGTATAGACACCATTAGGGACAGGAAACAGATCAACCTTTGTATCGCCATTACCATCTACACCACTAAAGCAAAACTCTGAAGGGATAGACTGTGAAGGTGTACCAAAGTTGAGCTTGCGGTTCATATCCGCAACAGCAATGTTGTCTAGGGTAACGACACTGGTAGTGTTGATAGCGTCATTGATACGAAACTTCTGACCCGCACCCGTCAAAGAGTAAGAACTTGTGGCACTAGTAGTAGTAACTGTAATGGTTTGTCCTAAGACATTCCAGTTATAGGAATCTTCAATCTGACGCTTGGCATCATTGACAAACTTGCCAATCAAAGAAGAATAGGTTGTTTCGCCAACAGTAGATACTGTGCTTTCACGCAAGCGAACTAGCACATCGTTAACAAGTTCTAAGTAGGTCATGTTCGTTGCGCTCCCTGAACCTCAAATGTTGCAATAAAACTAAAGGAACTTGCCGCTTCAGTAGTAATTTGAAGCCTATCTCCTTCTTCAAAAACAACGTAAGCCGCACCATCAAATTGTAGGTATTCTTTAGAAGCCAAGGAATATGAAGTAAGAATGTCTATCGTAGTTTCAGAACTTGAGTCATACCATTGCACAGTGATGTGCTTTGTATTTCCACCAGTGTTGTGGATATACATCACAGTAAACTTGGCGTAGTAACCCGTAGGAACTGTATAAACAGTTGTCAGCGTTGCGGCTGTTGGGTTAACTCCGACAGATACTGGTCTCACTTCATATTCCTCTTAGAGATCGCTTTAGCTTTAGCTTTAGCGTCTTCCTTGGACGTTGCGCCCCAAGCTCTAAGAGAAAGTAAAAGTCGGGTAGGCTTTCCATCTTTCATCTCAGCGCCAGGCATATTGCCCATTCGTGCTAAAAAACTAGATCGTC